AGTCGACCCCATTCCGAGGAAAAAATGTCTGACTATCGGTTTGCCCTGTATCATTTTTTTGAGTCAGAGAGTTTGAGCAAAGTAAACTTCGATCATCATACTACTACCATGTACAACATCAACGTACATTATATATACAGGGAAGTAGATGAGTGAGGAAAAAACGTATCGTTCCGCAAACGCGAGAGTTATTAGTGATAATGCGGTTATCTCAATTAATCTACATTGGATTCGGAACATTCTTGGTCTATTGCTACTTATCGGTGGCATCGTATATAAATATGAAACACGACTACGAACTCTTGAGTCAACAGTTATCACAAATCAAGAAGAACTTCGAAAATTGGTCGAACACCACATCCTTACTCAAGAAACGCAAAGAGTTGAACTAGAGGAAAAGATAAAGTTTTATGAAAAAGAATTCAATATTAATCCACTCAGTTGGGGAAAGAAAAAAAGAAAATGAATGAAGATTATAAAGACTACTTAATAATAATAGGCTTTTTACTAGTTGTTCTTGGAGGCATGGTATGGCTAGGGACTTAAATGTAAATGAAAATTCAAGTATGAGTATATCGCTCCCTATGATTATACAGGCAGTAACCTTTATAGTTATGTTGGTTTGGGGGTACTCACAACTAAATGCTAGAATATCATTTCTAGAGTATCAGGTTGCAATGAATGAGGAGCATATTATTGATTTAGAAGAAGACGCTGAAGCGAATCAAGATGCAGAAATTCCCGCTGATATTAGACAGAATGAAAGAATTAGTGTTTTAGAGGATGAAGTATTGAGGTTGAGAGATGGGAGATAATGTAATATGGCAACCCCACGAGGGACAACAGACCCTAGCCTTATCAACAGATGCCTATGTGATTGCATATGGTGGTGCTAGAGGTGGTGGTAAAACTGATTGCGGTCTTGCGTGGCTTATTGAACCGCAGTACCTTGATAATCCGCAATATAGAGCCTTGGTCTTACGTAGAAACTACGATGACCTACGTGATTGGATTGATAGGGCTAAGTTTTTTTATCGTTTCCTTGGTTGTAATACTGTTGGTAACCCTACCGAGTTTCGTTTTCCAAGCGGTGCTAAAATTAGGACAGGACACTTATCGGAAGATTCAGCGTTCCAAAAATACCTAGGACATCAGTACCATAAGCTACTAATTGAAGAGGCTACACTTATACCAAATGAGCTTGATTTTGAGCGTGTTGCATCGGCAGTTCGTTCGCCTCATCCTGAGCTCCCACCGAGGATTTTCTTGACGACAAACCCTGGCGGGGCGGGTCATAAATGGTTCAAAGATCGCTTTGTAAAATCGCCCAATGAGGTCGTTCAAGGAAAGGACGGACGCACCCAATGTTTCATACCCGCTAAGATATATGACAACCCTACTTTAATAAAGGCTGACCCCGATTATGTTAAACAACTAGAGTCTTTGCCTGATGAATTAAGACGTATGTGGCTTGATGGCGATTGGGACGTATTCCAAGGGATGTACTTTGATACATTTAAAAGAGATGTGCATGTTATTAAACCAATAGAGATACCTGATTCATGGTATAGGTATAGAGCAATTGACTATGGATATCGTGCCCCCTTTGCTTGTCTTTGGTTAGCAGTTGATTACGATCAGAATGTATACGTATATCGTGAGCACTATGAGGCGGGTAAAGATTTACATCATCACATTAATACAATTAAGGAACTTTCAGGCGATGAAGATTACATGGCTACTATTATTGACCCATCTACTTATATATCTAATCCACAGAATACGAACCGCTCCGACGTTACCGCTCCATCAAATAAGTCCATTGCAGATATATTATTATTTAATGGCATTCCTACTATCCGTGCTAATAATAATCGTATGTCAGGATGGAATCTTGTAAGGGAATACCTACAGGAAAAAAATAAAGAGGATGCAAAAGGAGGCAACCTTAGAATCTTTGAGAATTGTAATAACCTAATAGATGAATTTACTACCGCAATCTATGATAAGCATAGAGTTGAGGATTTAGATACAAAGGGAAGTGACCATGCCTTGGATAGTTTGCGTTATGGTCTGATGCATCTAGGTAAACCTCATTTAGTAAAGGAAAAAACTTGGTTCGAAAAAGAATTAGACATGTTACAGAGTGGCGAACTTGAATATAAAGGTATAGCTTGAAATATGTATTAAAAGATAACGAGTGGATTCCCGAACCTGATTCAGTAGACGCAGAAGATCGATTTCCTGTTCTAAAAAAGATAAAGCACCAACCTAAGTATGTCAAAAAGCAGTTTGAAATAGCTTGGAATGAGATATTTATGCTTAGAATGATAGTTGAAATGCGTTCTCCTGATGAATTCTACCACGATGTACTACCCGATTTACTAATTGCAAAGGCTTAAAATGGACTCATATAGAGGAAGTAACCCCAAAGACTACACCCCATCAAAGGAAGATAAGGCATTGATGGAAAAAGTGTATGCTATGTTTGAATTATCTAAGGATAGTAAACAGGAAATGTATAAAGAATGGAGAGAATCCGAGGCTTTATATCAAGGACACCATTGGGAGGGTATGAAAGTACCTCAATTTAAAAACAAGATGACTATTGACCTGATTGGTTCGGCTATTGATACTATGATACCTATATTGAATAGTAGACCGCCTAAATTGGACGTATTAGCCGTTGGAAACGATCCCCTTGATTACTCCTTATCTGAAACACTTCAAGCCGTTATGGACGAATTTTGGCAGTTGCGTTGTATGCAGAACCTAGTGAGCGAATTATTACAAGATTATCTAGTTTATGGAACGGGTATTTTAAAGGTGCATTATAATCCATATGATGACTTACCTGATTGCGACATTGTAGACCCATATAGTTTCTTTATTAACCCATCTGCTACAAAACTTGAGAATGCAGAGTGGGTAATCTATGCAAGTCCGACCCCATTATATGAAATACGAAAGATGTTTCCTGAAAAAGGGCAGTATGTAATGCCTGATAAGGAACTAGAGCAGTATAGAGCTCAAAGACAAAAGCAAAATAACCCAATGGGTTACGATAGCTATGTACATATAGGCGATGGGGCGAGTAAGGGCGAATTATACAGGAGTAAGTCACAATCATACAGGGATAAAGAGGAATCAGTACTACTTATTGAGTGCTATATGCGTGATAACTCAAAAGAATATGTTTCTTACGTAGATGGCGAGGAAATTGATGATAAGGATAAAGGTAGGGGCATTGATGGTATGCGTAAGGTATGCATGGCGGGTAATGTTGTACTATTTGATGGTAGAACTAAGTATCCATTCTTTAATAAAGACAATCATATATCTCATCCTTTCCCATTTGTATCAGTTAAGAACATGGGTTCAGCACATGAGTTTTGGGGCAGACCTGAACCTCGCAGATTAAAGCATTTAAATCTAGCACTAGATAGAATAGCATCTCAGGTTATGGATAACGTCCATTTAATGGCTAATCCGATGTGGGTTGTAGACCAAACTGCGGACGTTCAAGACCAAATAAACAATAAGCCAGGGAGTGTCATTCGTAAGAGGGGAGCGGGGCAAGTTTCTATGCAAAGTCCCGCAAGTATGCCGAGCTATGTTTTCAATTTATATAGCATATTATTAGATATGTTTGAGACTGTTTCAGGTGTCAATAAATCTACTCAAGGTAAGGCTGACACTAATGTAACATCAGGTATTCAGGCATCAATACTTCAAAAGGCTAGTAGTTCAAAGATTGATTATAAAGCTAGGACTATAGAAATGGCTCTAGCACAACTAGGAAACATGTGGCTTACCATGTTTAAGAACCTAGGAACAAAATTTATAAACGTACCCTATCAGCACTCCACGGGAAGAATGGAATATAGACAAGTCATTGGCTTGATATTTAAGGATAAGGAAACGATGGTTAGAGTGCGGGTAGGGTCGATGCTACCTGAGAACAGACAGTTCAATGAGAACAAGATTATGCAGTTAGCACAGATGGGTATTATAAAAGACCCAATGTATATCGTACAAAATTTGGATATGCCACAAAAAGAGGCATTGATTTCGAAAATGATGGAAGAGGCAGAAGCTCTAGCAGAGCAACAAAGGGCGATGGCAGAAGAAGTTCAGGGGAGTCCTCCCGATCTTAGCAGATTTGGCGGTTCTCCTGAGGAGATTCAAAGAAACCTACAGAGCAACCCTGATTTAATGAGGGATGCGAGTGAAATATCCTAATGTTGGGAGCGGAACTGAATCTAAATTGGAGAAATTATGAGTGAAGAGAAACAATACTTAGAAGACTCAAACTTTGATGGAGTCAGAATTGACGCGGACACCTTAGCGTCGCTCTACGTTCAGGATGAACCTGAAGAAAAGACCGATGTAAAGGTAGAAGACCAAAGTGAGAGCAACAGACAGGAGACGGCTGAAGAAAACGTCCAAGTGACTCAAGATGAGCAACCAAAGGATGAAGAAGAAATAGTCTCAGCAGAGAGTTCATTTATCAAAATAGGAGATAACGAATATTCTGAGAATGAACTGAATCTCGCTCTTGAAGCCTTAAACAACAGGAATGATTGGCAGAGAAGTAATACCCAAAAAGCTCAGGAAATTGCGGACGAAAGGAGATATCTAGATGGCATTATAGCTACGTTGGATAGTGTCCTTGAAGACGATGAATTGAGAGAGACTTTGGGTACTGAACATCAACTGTATAAGGCTATCTCAGAGTATGAGATGTCGCCCGAAGAAGAGCAAGACGCTATTGTAGAGGCAGAGCAAGAAGTTGAAACTGATAGATTAGCTCAACTAGAAGATAAGTTGGTTATGATGGAAACCGAAAAAGAGGTTGACCGAGAAATTGCTGACTTAGTTACAAAGCATCCTGAACTAAATGAGGATGCCATTACTGAAGTGATGAATGTAGCAGTTGAGAAAAACCTTAATCTTGAAGACGCATACATCTTTGCGAATGCAACTATTAACGGAGAGTCGGCACTTAAGAAAGCGATTGAGAGTGTTAGGAAAGCAGAAGAGTTGAAAGCTCAACCTGAAGTCAGCGGTATAAATAGGGGTTCAAGTGAAGAACCAATTCCATTGGGAAAAAGCTACGACGACATTGAGGACATTCTTCTTAATTCTAAGCACTACGAATTGTTTAAATAGGAATAAAAAGGAAAACGCAAAATGGCATTAGACGTATCAAACGTAGATTATAGTACGCTGAATGCTTTGACGAAAGAACAGTACATTCCTACTTTGGTTGATAATATCAAAAAGAAGTCTGTTTTATTGTCGAAGTTTTTAAGCTCTAGTAAGCCTAATGCATCAGGTAAGAAGATTGTAGTTCCTATAGAATACGCAGACGCTAACTCTAGCAGTTACGGATTCTATTCGAAGTATGATGACCTTGGTGTATATCCTGATGAGTTCGCAAAGCAAGTGTCCTACGATTGGTCACAGGCACACGCAAGTGTAGCGATCTCAGGATTTGAGGAAAGAGTAAATGATAACCCTGAGAAGTTAGTAGACTTACTATCTTCTAAGATGAAGTCCGCTGAGAAGTCTTTAATGAAGTTCTTTTCAGGTGTTCTTTATGGGTCTACCGCAGAGGCGGGATTCAATGACTTGAAGTCAATTGCAAGTCAGAGTTCTAAATTAGGTGGTATTACTCCTGATGCAGATAATACTTCAGGTTCTCTTGAAGCAATATGGAAAGGTGCTTTTGACTTATCTAAGGCAACTGACATCAACGCAGTTGATTCTAGTTCATCTTATGGTAATGCTCTTTTCGATAATTTTTCTGTAATTATCGATGAGATTCTAAGAGAGGCTTTTGAGGTCTTTCATAGAGATTCAGGTGAGCAACCTAAAATGATAATCGTACCTCAGATTGTTGCAGACGCATATGAACAACATCTTAGCGATAAGAAGAGAGCTCCAAGTATGGCATCTTCTGAAGTTGCAGATGCGGGTTTCAGCGGATTCAAGTATCGTGGTTTAGACATGCTAGTCGACCCATCTTGTCCCGCGGGAGAAATGTTCTTCATCAATGATGAGTACCTAAAAATGATTCACAATAGAAAGGCTAACTTTTCCTTTACAGGATTCCGTCAGCCTGTGACTCAGGACGCTAAAGTTGGTCACATCCTTTGGATGGGTCAGCTTATCTGTACTAACAGAGCAAAAGCAGTAGGTCGTATCAGCGGTTTACCGACTGATTACTCAACTGTATCAGAAG